AGCGTCGTGTCACCTTCGCGAGCGGCGCCCGCGCGCAGATCTTCTCGGCCGAGGAGCCTGACCGACTGCGTGGTCCGCAGCACGGCTTCGTCTGGGCCGACGAGCCCGCGCACTGGCCGAACGTCGAAGACGTCTGGGACATGATCATGTTCGGCCTCCGTCTTCCGCCGCGCCCGCACATTCTGCTCACCACGACGCCCAAGCCCACCGAGTGGATGCGCGAAGTGATGGCCGACTCCGGGACGCGGGTGAGCAGAGTGTCCACCTACGCCAACATCAAGAACCTGGCCGAGGAGGTGGCCCGCCGCATCCTCTCGAAGTACGAGGGCACCCGGCTCGGCCGCCAGGAGATCTACGGCGAGGTCATCGACGACGTCGACGGCGCGCTGTGGGAATCGACGATGTTCCAGTACGTCGACGAGGCCGACCTGCCCGAGTTCGATCGCGTCGTGGTCGGCATCGACCCTGCCGGCTCGGCCGGCAAGAAGAGCGACCTCACCGGCATCATCGGCGCCGGATGTCGCGGCAACGACTTCTACGCACTCGCGGACAAGAGCGGCACGTACACGCCGAGCGGCTGGGCGAACGCGGCGATCGACATGTACAACGACCTCAAGGCTGACGCGATCGTGGTCGAGCGCAACTACGGCGGCGACATGTGTCGGGCGACACTGGTGGCCGAGGGCTTCGAGGGCCGCGTCATCGAGGCGCGCGCAACGGACGGTAAGCGCCTGCGCGCCGAGCCGATCTCGGCGCTCTACGAGCAGGGCCGCGGCTACCACGTGAAGGGGCTGCAGAAGCTCGAGGCTGAGCAGGTGTCCTGGGTTCCTGGTCATGGCCGCTCGCCGAACCGCGTGGACGCGCTGGTCTGGTGCGGCACCGAGCTCATGAAGACCGGCTCTGGCGTGATGTCGCTCGGCATCCCGAAGGGCCGGCAGCTGCTGACGGCAGGCGCCGGCGCCATGCGCCGGGGCCTCGCCCTTCCCGGCGGCATCCGTCGCCAGCCAAACGGTTTGGCCGGGATGCGGTGATCACCGTGGAGGCTGAGTTCCTGGGTGGCCCCGTCGATGGCGTACGGATGGTCATCCCTGACGACACCAAGCTCTGGCTCGTACAGCAGCCGCCGATGACGGCGGCCGAGTTCATCGCGATGGACGAGGGTCTGCGCCCGCCGCTGATGGACATCATCGCGCAGAGGACGCGCGAGTACGCCTACGGCATCACGGAGGACTTCAACGCGCAGAACGGTGCGCGGAAGTTCCGCTACATCGGAGAGAGAGTGGCGAAATGATCGACATCGGAATCAGCGAAATTGCCTGGTGGGAGGCGATTCTTGCGGTCATCGTCGGCGTCGTGGGGTCGGCACGGCTGACGCGCGTGCTCACCATCGACGACTATCCGCCGGCCATCGCGATCAGGATCTGGTGGGACACCGTCACGAAGGACGGCCCATGGGCGAAGCTCGTCCACTGTCCGTGGTGTGCGGGCCCCTGGATCACCCTCGCCGCGCTCGTCAGCTTCCTGGTCAGCTTCCTCGCCCCCTGGCTCGGGTGGGCATGGTGGATCTTCTGGGGCTGGGCGGCGCTCTCGTACTGGACGAGCCAGTACGTCTACTTCGACGAGGGCAAGGGTGACAGCTGATGGCTTTCGACATCACGGTCAAGCACTACGAGGCCACGCACGCAGGATCGAAGAAGCAGTCGCGTGAGGTGTGCGAGCTCATGGGCCTGCCCGGAGATGCGTTCCTCATGGAGAACGTCGACGTCACGGCGTTCCACGACGGCCGCGCGATCGTCACCGTGCAGATCGCCAAGGTGCTCACCGATGAGGAGTACCGGACCCTGCGCCGGATTCTCCATGTCGATCCACTCCTGACGGAAGAGTCACCCTCACGCTAGGATGCGTCCCGAGAGGGATGCGGGTTCCTCCGGTTTTGCGCGCCCGCAAATGAGGAGGCCAAGGCATGCCACGAGGGGGAGCTTTTCGCTCGGAGGTTCTGACCTCCCCACCGCCCGCGCTCTACGCTGCCGCGAAGAACTACACCGTCGGCAAATCCGCCCGCACTGCCGTCAGCGGCGGCAGGGATCTGAACGGCGAAGCCTGGCAGGATCTGGCCTGGGACTTCTACGACACCGTCGGCGAGTACCGCTACTCCGTCGACTGGGTGGGCAATCTGCTCTCCAAGGCGAAGCTCTACCCGACGCGCAACGGCAAGCGCACCGTCGACCCGCTGGCACAGGCCGCGATGGACGGATTGTTCGGCGGACCTGACGGCCAATCCGAGATGCTTCGGCAGCTCGGCATCCAGTTCACCGTCACCGGCGAGGCGTACATCATCGGTGAGGACACCGCCGACGAAGACGCCTGGGGTGTCTTCGCCGCCAGCGAGGTCAAGCGCTCGACGTCGAATGGCTTCACTGTCAGCGGCGAGGCTGTCGATCCGAACTCGCTGGTGATCCGACTCTGGAAGGCGCACCCGCGCAAGCCGAAGAAGAGCTCCTGTCCGACGCGAGCCGTGCTCCCGATCCTGGCCGAGATCGAGAAGCTGACGATGCACGTCGCTGCCCAGATCGACTCGCGCCTGGCCGGTGCGGGTCTGCTCATTCTCCCCAGCGAGATGTCGTTCCCGGTGATGCCGGTCACCAAGCCGCCGACACAGCCGGGTGCCGGCGATCCGCCGGAGCCCGAGGTCGTCAATGCAGCCGGCGGTGCGCAGGCATTCGTGAACATGCTCATGGAGGTCATGTCGACCGCCATCGCCAATCGCGCCGACGCCTCCGCGATCACCCCGATCATCCTGCAGGTCGCGGGCGAGTACATCGACAAGGTGCAGCACCTGACCTTCTGGTCAGAGCTCGACGAGCACGCGATCGCGCTGCGCACCGAAGCGATCCGTCGTCTCGCGCTCGGCATGGACATGCCGCCCGAGGTGCTCACCGGCGTCGCCGACGTGAACCACTGGGGCGCCTGGCAGATCGATGAGTCCGCGATCAAGGCGCACTCTGAGCCGCTCCTCGCCGTCATCGCCTCCGCGCTCACCACCGGCTACCTCCGTCCGTACCTTCTCGACGAGATGGACGAGGACGAGGTCATGGAGTTCGGCATCGGCGTGGACACCACGCAGCTGCGCATGCGGCCGAACCGCTCGCGCGAGGCGATCGAGCTTTGGGACCGCGGCGTCCTCACCGTCGACGTGCTCCTGGCCGAGAACGGCTTCGACCCGATCAAGGACAAGATGCGTCCCGGCGAGCGCCGTGGCTGGCTTACCCAGAAGGTGGCCCAGGGGCAGACAATGCCGGAGTACGTGGCCGAGGCGCTGCGCATTCTCGGCGTCGACATCGATCCGCTCACCGAAGAGTCGGGCGCCGTCCCGATCGACGACGAGGGGGATGCCGCACCGGCACCGCTGGTGCGATCTCTGCTCAAGCACCCCTCTCGAGATGCGCCGAAGGAGGAAGACTCTGAGGCTGAGGGCAAACCTCCGAGCCTGCCGAGAGCGGATGCCGCATCACTGCTCGCAACGTCCGAGGTGATGGTCTTCCGTGCGCTGGAACGCGCCGGCAACCGGCTCAAGAACCGGATCGGCCCGGCGAACATGCCTGCCGGCGTGGCCGCCGCCGACCTATACCTGCACACCCCGCCCCTGCCGGCCGGCGACCTCGACCACCTGCTTGCCGATGCCTGGTCATGCTCGGAGCGGTTCGCACTGGGGTGCGACCTCACCGCGCTCTCCGCGGTCTTGGACAGCTACACCCGGACGCTGCTCGGGCTCCGTGTTGAGCATGATCGTGACGTGCTCGCGCTGCGACTGCGCGACCTCGACTTCACGCTGGCGGAGGCGTCCTGATGGACCCGATCGCGTTCGCGGCAGCTCGAGGCGAGCGCCTCGAGCGCGCCGACCAGGAGATCGAGCCGTTCGTTCGAGCTGCGCTGACCCGCTGGGGCGACGAGGACTGGGACGCCGACCTGATCGAGGCGGCATCCGTGCTCTGGCTCGAAGTCTTCCAGGCTGAGGCGCCGCATGCGATCGTCGAGCGGAGCATGCCGAAGTACCAGGCCGCGCTCAGCGAGTATCTGGCGCTCGGCGTCGAGCCGGAGCATCCGCCCGAGGAGTCGCAGGTGGACCGCGTCACCCGCTGGGTGTCGACCTACACCGCGAACGACGCCACTTGGCGTGGCGTCGGCGCACGCGGAGGCAAGTTCACCCGCTGGATCTCGCAGCGCGACGGCGTCGTGCGCGAGATGCACACCATCACCGATGGACAGATCCGCTCCGTTGGTGGGACATTCGACGTGGGCGGATACGACCTGCATTTCCCCGGCGAACCCGTCGGGCCACCGGAGGTCTGGATCAACTGCCGGTGTCTGATCCAGCCGGCAGCACGAACAGGAGAAGCCATGAGCGGCACGACGTACACGATCGGCCCCGAGGACGACGTCCTCGACGACAACCCGGACGTGATCCCCGGCTCCGACGTCTTCTCGACGGTCACGGACCCCACCGACATCGCGGTCGAGCCTGCTGACGAGGAGGAGCTGCCTGACGCGGATGCCGTGGTCGAGGAGCCGGTGCACGGCGTGCTCGCGCCTGAGGGCGTGCCCACCGGCGACGGTCGCGAGTTCGCGCTGGGCGCGCTGTCCACGCGCACCCTCCCAGTCCCGCTCCGCTACGAGATCATCGGGTCGCACGGCGGCGACACCAGTCAGGTCGTCACCGTCGGCCGCGTCGATGAGGCGTGGCGCAACGACGAGACGAACGAGTGGGAGTTCAAGGGCGTCGTGCTCATGGACAAGCCGCACGCCGCTGAGGCGCTCGCCGGCATCCGCGACGGCTCCGGCCGTGGCGTCTCGATCGACGGCGACGACGCCGAGATCCAGCAGGAGGAGTTCGACGAGAACTCCGAGATCGACATCATGGAGGCGCTGTTCGGCCCGAGCCACACGGTCTTCTCGAAGATGCGCGTCGCGGGCCTGACGATCGTCGCGATCCCTGCATTCCAGGAGGCGTATATCGCCCTCGGCCACGAGTTCCGCGAGGTCGCGCAGGACGAGCGCGAGAAGCTCGCCGATGAGGGCGCCGCGATGCCCGACGGCAGCTACCCCATCGCCAACTGCGAGGATCTCGCCAACGCGATCCAGGCGATCGGCCGCGCGAGCGACCCTGAGGCCACGAAGGCGCACATCAAGCGCCGCGCAGCTGCGCTCTCGTGCCCCGATGTCGAGATCCCCGAAGACTGGGGCGCGGTGCTCGTCGCGTCCGCGATCGTCCGGATGGTCAAGCCCGAGTCCACCGTCTACCCGAGTGCGTGGTTTCAGCGCCCGGAGCTTGACCGTCCGGTCCCTCTCCGCATCGACAGCAAGACTCGTCGATGCTTCGGCTATGTCGCCGAGTGGGGCGTCTGCCATGTCGGCGTCGCCGGACTCTGCCAGGAGGTGCCGCGCTCGAACTCGAACTACGGCTACTACCTCAAGGGTCTGATCGACACCGATGCCGGCGAACAGCCGGTCGGTGTGCTCTCGTTCGGTGGCCACGCCTCGCGGTTCGCGAGCATGGCCGCCGCCAGCGACTACTACGACAAGCCCGACGCGGTGCGCGCGTTCGTGAACGTCGGCGAGGACGAGTTCGGCGTCTGGTTTGCTGGCGTCGTGCCGCCCGACGTGACGGATGCTGACATCACCAAGATGCGCGCCATCGGCGCGGTGTCGGGCGACTGGCGCGAGGTGCGCGGGCAGCTCGAGCTCATCGGCGTCCCGGTCGTGAACACTCCGGGCTTCCCCGTGCTCGCGCTCACGGCATCCGCCGGTCGGCAGATCTCGCTCATCGGCGCCGGCAGGCTCAAGCCTGAGCCGGCCAAGACGGCGACATTCGCCACCGTGACGCTCAGCCCGGAGACGGTGGCGGACATCACGCGCACCGCCGTCGCCGAGTACCGTCACCAGGAGCGGATCGCCGCGCGCGCCGAGCCGCTACGACAGAAGACCCGCCAGCGCCGGATTGAGGCGGCGCGGGCACGAGCACAGAGGGGCTGACATGGGTGGATGCAGTTGTTCCAAGGGCAAGACGGCTGAGGGCAAGCCGAAGAGCTACACCGTTACGGCGGCGAACGGCGCGAAGACGTCGTATCGCTCCGAGGTTGAGGCCG